AAGCACAAGGCTGCATGTGGCTGACAAATCGTAAGTGGTGGCACGTGGGCCTTTATTGTCCCGCGCTTTCTGCGGCCGAGAAGCAATTCACGATGATCGCAGTCCAAAGGGATGACGACTTCATTGGCGAAATGGAAAAAGACCTCTGGCAATTCGCCATGCTAGTTGCCCAGTACGAAAAGCAGCTTCGCCAGCAAGCCGCTTAACTTTACCGCCGCAGCATCGCACGGATTGGCGTAAGCGTTTCCCGATAAGCCGGTGCAGCGGCACCCCTCGCATCAATTCCCCAGGCGCTATTGGTCCTCAGATTGGGGGTGTGTTTCGGATCGCTGGTTTAGGGGCCGCTTTTTTGGAGGTCAATATGATTGGTTATGAGGAATTTATCGCGAAGAAGGGTTACGCGGATATTCCTACTGGATTTGACTATGACGTTCCGGTCGGCCCATTGTTCGACTTCCAGGCTGCTTGCGTCAAATGGGCGTTAAAGCGCGGTCGCGCGGCGTTGTTTGAAGATACTGGGCTCGGCAAAACATTACAGCAGACCACATGGGCGAAATACGTCTGTGAGCACACGGGCGGCAACGTCATCATCGTGGCTCCCCTATGCGTCGCCCAGCAGACCGTCGAGGAAGCGGGCAAGTTCGACATTGCAATCAAATACTGCCGCCACGATTCGGAAGTGGAGGCGGGCATCACGATCACGAATTACGAAATGCTTGAGCACTTCGCGCTCGATTCGTTCGTCGGCGTGGTTCTGGATGAGAGTTCGATCCTGAAATCGCACAGCAGCAAGACCCGGGCATTCATCACGGATTCATTCCGCCGCACCCCATACAAGCTGTCATGCACGGCGACGCCTAGCCCTAACGACTGGATGGAGCTAGGCAATCAAGCGGAATTTCTCGGCGTGATGAACGCTGTCGAAATGCTGTCTACGTTCTTCACGCACGATGGCGGCGATACCGGCAACTGGCGTCTGAAGGGTCACGGCAAGGTCAAGTTTTGGGAGTGGATGGCGACGTGGGCAGTCTGTATCCGCAGCCCTGCCGACCTTGGTTTCGACGGCTCGCGCTATGTCCTGCCGCCGCTCGAACTCGTTGAGCATGTGGTGGAGAGTGATGCCGCGCCAGAAGGACAGCTTTTCACGATCATCGCTCAAAGCCTGACGGAGCGCCGGCAAGCGAAGAAAAGCACGATCGACCAGCGTATCGAGCTTGCAGCGAGCATCGCGAACAGCACCGACGAGCCGGTCATTGTCTGGTGCCACCTGAATGAGGAAAGCGAGCGCCTGACAAAAGCTATTCCCGGCGCCGTCGAAGTGACTGGCTCAATGAAGCCCGAGCAGAAGGAAGCAAACATCATGGCGTTCGTCCATGGCGAGGCGCGGGTGATTGTCAGCAAGCCGTCCATCATGGGTTTCGGATTAAACCTCCAGCACGTCTGCCGGCGCATGGTGTTCGCCAGCATGGATGACAGTTTCGAGTCCTATTACCAGGCGGTGCGCCGCTGCTATCGGTTTGGGCAGAACTGCCGCGTGCTGGCGCACATCATCACCGCCGATACCGAGGGCGCCGTGAAAGCCAACATCGCCCGCAAGCAGGCGCAGAGCGACGCTATGGCGGCCGAAATGGTGGCCCTGATGCGCGAGATCACCAAGAAACAGATTGAAGGCGCCCGGAGCGGGACCGAGGCTTACCGCCCGATGACCCCGCTTGTCCTTCCGGCATGGATTTTCGATAACGTGGAGGCGGCGTGACACCCAGCGCATTCCGTGAATTTGAGAAAACTCTGTTGCCGCCGTTTTCTGATAAGCCACCTGTCTATATATATGCGCTGGTCGATCCGGAGACGGGAGAGATTCGTTACATCGGCAAGAGCATCCGTCCCGCCGAGCGACTACAAAACCATATGAATGAGCGCTCAAGCTGTCATCGGTCGCACTGGTTGCAGTCCCTGAAGGCGCGCGGCCTTGTCGCGGACTTGATCATTCTGGAGCGCATCGACGGCGCGTGGCCGTGGCAACACTCCGAACGGCGTTGGATCGCATACGGCCGCCGAAACGGTTGGCGGCTGACCAACAACACGGATGGCGGCGATGGCGTCGAGGGATTGCCGGAAGAAACGCGAGCCAAGATGGCGTCGGTTTGGACTGGCCGGAAGCATAAGCCCGAATCCATCGAAAAGATGCTGGCTACCAAGAAGGCAAACGCCTACCGCACCACCGAAGAAACGCGAGCTCGCATGAGCGCGGCGCACACGGGCCGCGAAATCACATGGGGTGACAAGTTGAGTGCGTCGCTTCGTCGCCTGTCCGGTGAGCAAGTTGAGGAAATAAAGCGGCGCTTCGCTGCCGGTGATCGGACCACTGACTTAGCCAAAGAGTACGGCGTTCACCGGACAACGATAACCAAAATCAAGATGGGAACCTACTATGACAAGTACCGTAATTGACCAGTACATCGCCGACAGATTTTCGCTGTTCAACGGGGACTGTGTCGAAGTAATGCGCGCGTTGCCGGCTGACTCGATCGATATGTCGATCTTTTCGCCGCCTTACCTTTCGCTCTATGTGTATTCGAACTCAGAGCGAGACATGGGAAATGCGCGAACCGACGATGAGTTTTACGAGCACTTCCGATTCGTCATAACGGAGCTGATGAGGATTGTTAAGCCGGGTCGCTTGGTCGTAGTCGACTGCATGAACGTGCCAGCCATGAAGCAGCGTGATGGCTATATCGGCCTAAAGGACTTCCGAGGCGCTTTGATTCGTGATTTCACGGCCCAAGGCTTCATTTTCCACGCCGAATTCTGCATGTACAAGGACCCGCTGATTGAGGCAACGCGAACAAAGGCGCTGGGCCTGATGCACAAGCAATTGTGCAAGGACTCGACAATGAGCCGCGCCGGAATTCCCCAATACCTTCTTGCTTTCCGTAAGCCTGGAGAGAACGCCGAGCCAGTGGCCCATCCTGGCGGTGTCGACTACTTCGTCGGCGAGAACCCGCCGCTTGAAGGAAACCTGTCGCATGAGCGGTGGCGCCGTTATGCGTCGCCTGTCTGGATGGATATCAACTTCTCGAACACGCTGAATGTCGTAGCGGCGCGAGAGAACGAAGACGAGCGGCACATCGCACCCTTGGCTCTCGAAGCGATCGAGCGCGCCCTGTGGCTGTATTCGAACCCCAATGACGTGATTTTCACCCCCTTCCTTGGAATCGGGTCGGAAATTTATACGGCGCTGAAGATGGGGCGGAGAGGGATTGGGTCCGAACTCAAGCCGTCATATTTCAGGCTGGCCGTCGAGAACTGCAAGAGCGCAGTACACGACAGCCAGATCGATATGTTCGCAGCCGCCTAACCCCATCCGCGCAGCGCGCGAAGCAATCGAACAAGTGAGGACGATATGAGCACGCTTCCGTTATTTGAAGCGCCACGAAAGCCCGGCACACAGAAGCTAACCGAACTCGCGCTTGATGCCAGTCCGACCATGACAGAGGTCAGCAGAGAGCAGTTCTTCGCATACATCGGCCCGCGCAACATCATGCCGTCCATCTACGGCAGCAGTAAAGACGAACTGGGCATGTACAGCATTTTCAAGACCGTCCACGGCGATGCGGTCGGAAAGATTTTCGGCGGCAACCACATAAGCGATTCGATTTTCCTGCTGCGCACTGAACTTGCAAAGGACAAGCCATGACACAGAACACTAAAGACGCAGGGGCGAGCCTGCTGCCGTGCCCGTTTTGCGGCGGCAAAGCAAATTTCTCACGCAATGAATTTCATGGTGATGATTCGATGGCCACGTGTGCTTGCTGCGGAGCAACTGCATTCTGGCGCAAATGGAACGAACGCGTCGCCCCCACCGCCGAGCAGGCAGAGGGAGATGCCAAGGCCGCTGAACTCAGCAAGATGCTGGCGAACATCATTCACGACCAGACCGTTGCCATGCAGTCGGCGCTCATCGAATGGCAGCACGGCAAGGGCGCGGAAGCTGGCTTCAGCTGGATCGTCAACACGCTCGAAGGTCCCGGCCACCTTCCCGACTTCGATGCGCCGTACGGCAAGCAGGCGCAGTTCTGGTTTGACGCAAACCGCGCCGAGCCTTTCCCGAAGTGCTTCTGCGGTAACCCATCGCATCAGCTTTGGATGGGCCAGGGCTTCTGCTGCAACGAGCACTATGCCGAGGCCAAGGCGCAACACGACGCCGCCCCTGCTGCATCTACCAGTGACCTGTCATGACCGCCACCCAGCCCGAAGGATTGGATATGACCAAACTTACCGATGAACAGATCATGAACATTGCCGATAGCTACTCATTTACGTGGGATGAGGGAATCGTCGCCTTTGCCCGCGCCCTGCTATCTGCAAGCAAGCCTGCCGCGCCCATGCAGCCGACCGAAGCGATGCTTCACGCAGCGCGCGATTGGTCGGTGAAAAAGTATGGGCAAGGGATTGGCAGTGATGCGGCGATTGGTTGCTGGCAAGCCATGCTCGCCGCATCCCATGCCGCGCCAGCGCAATCGGGGGAGCCTGTGGCGTTGGACATACATGAGCGCAATGCGCTAAACGAAGCCGTCAAGCTACTGCCGAGTATTTCGGCATTGCGGACGTTACGCGCCAAGTTGCTCGCCGCCCCTCAACCATCCCAGCCCGTGGAAGCTGGCGAGTTGACGCATTGCCCGCAGTGCCGCGCAGGATTGCAGTACGCCGAATGTTCCAACTGCGGATTCGATACGACGCGAATCGAACCGGCTGCCGTGGTGCTGGACGTTAGCGTTCTGGCTCGACTGAGCGCGCAGATATTCGATTGCCCACTGAACCCGACCATATCGAAATTTGCGCGCGCCGTCGAAGCTAATGTCCGTTCCGTGCAACCAGTGGAGCAGACGCGGGCGCTGACGGATGAGCGCGGGAAGATCGATGCGGCGTATGCGAAGGGATATTCGGCGGGATGGAGTAACGGCCCGTATGGCTGCGCAGCGCCTCTGAAAACCACTTCACAGAAGGACCAGGCGATGACGCGTGAGCAGCGCAACG